TACCGAGATTTTTCAGCGCCCCTGCAACTGAATTGGAACCGAGAGCTTTAATCTCAGAAAATAGCTTACTGATCTGCAGATACTGACCATGAGGATTCACCGCTGCCACATGCTTCGCCATCACATCATCAGCATACGCCTTCACTTCAATGACTTTATCGTCGACATATTTGCGCGTTGCCAGAACGACGGACGGATCGATTTTTAGGGTCACGGCTTCGGTGCTATTGACTACCAAAATCATGCGCACGGTTTGGGTTCGGCCGCTGCCTTCCTGAAGTTGGGGTTTGTAAGTTTCGGGGCAATTGGCGATGGCGATCAGCGTGTTGTCTTGATCAAACAAGCCGATTTCGCGGATCCAGAATCCGCCCAGATCTTCAGGAATAATCTGCTCGGCGATAATCTGGTTGGTATTTGCCGGATCAACGCTTAGCGAATTTAAGGCGGCGCGGCGCTTTTCGCCAATCAGTTGGGTTTGAGCCGGATCCGGCGTTGGCAATACGCCGCCACCGTCACCGACTGCCATTTGTGTCAGGCTCAACTGCGTGCCAAGCGCCGTGGCGTTAGCCAGTTTTGCGGCGCCGAGGTTGGTCAGCAAGGCATAATATTTAGCTGTCATAATTTACTCTCAGGTTGTCGATTAAATGGATTGCTGAACCGGTGAACGCAGAACCGGACGCGATGAGGGTTTCAGGGAAATACGGGTAAACGGTCAGCTCTTCGCCGTCATAGGTCGCCGCCCCGATATAGGTATCTCCGGTGACATCCAGATTGATCGACAGACCAATCAGATGGCGACTACAAGGTTTGGCGTCCGTAATCAGGCGTTCCAGCTCCTGATACATCTCTTCGGTGATGCCGGTTTCCAGCACGCCAATATCGAGGCGAAACGTGCCGGGCGCCTCATGGGTTTGCCACCATTCGGTAATGCGAATGAGGTAGCCGAGCGGCTCCACCACTCTGCGCAACGCGCCGGTTGTCCCTTTGTGTTTATGGACAAACAGCGCCGAGCGAACCGCTGCTCGCTTCGCCGCTTCCGGCCATTTCTCATCCCAGCGGTCGACCGAAAATGCCCATGCCAGATAAGGAAGCAGCGGGAGCGGGCAGGTGTTCGGGTTCCACAACTGGCGCAGTGGCACGGGAATGTGGGCTATTTGCGAAAGCGCATCCGCGGCAGCCACTTCCAGAGGGGTTGAACCGGAAGGCAAAAGGCGATCATTCATCTGACCCTCCGACCGACAGGGTGTAAGCGGTGCACAATGACGCCTGGGTTTTATCCAGCACGATATCGGCCACCGGTGCGGACAACTCCACCCGCTGAACGCCTTCGACGTGCAGTGCGGCATAAATGGCCGAGAGGCGAATATCACGACCTAAGCGAGCCTGCGTGTTGATATATTTCTTCAACTGCGCTTCAGAAGCGGCGCGAACCGGTTCAATTTCAGGCGTCGGTAAGACGTACAAAACGGCGTTGATTTGATAATTCACGATCTCCGCAGCTTGTACGGTAACGCGGTCAGCCACCGGACGGACGTCTTCGTCATTCAGGGCTTTTTCGACGGCGGCCAATAAATCCGCCGTTGCTTTACCGTCATTGTCACGGGACAAGATGGTGATGGTGACTTCGGCCGGCGCGGGGCTGATGGCTGACGCGTCCGCCACTCGGCCATCGGCGCTGCGCGCATGGTATTCGTAAGCACCGCTGGGCCCCGCCACGCTCAAACCTTCAAAGGCTTGAGGAATACGCATGCGAAAATCGCTGTCGCTTTCCATCACCGCGTCGGTCGGCGGGATCGTCGTGTTATTGGCCGGTTGCAAAACCAGGCGCTGGACGTTGGTGTTTGCCGCCAACTGGTCCAGATCACTGCCGGTCGCATAGGCCACCATCACCGCGCGAGCAGCTTCGTTAACGCGCTGGCGCAAGATCACTTCGCGGTAGGCGTTCTCCTGCAATAATTTCACTAATGGCTCAGACTCGAACGACAAGGTACGGCGGATGGCCTCTTGTTGCTCGACCGGATACAGCGAAATTAGGGTGGATTTACGTTCTTCAAATAGGCTTTCATAATCCAGTTGCTCTACCACGTCCGGGGCAGGTAACTGGCTCAAATCGATAGTTGCCATAGTGTCAGCTCACAGGAATACTCAGGGAAAAATCCGTCGCCGTATCGCTACGGTTTCCGGTCATGTCCACCACCATCTTGCCGTTGTGATCGGCATTGAAAGTGATGGCGGTCAGTGAAATTCTGGGTTCCCACTGCAATAACGCGGTGTAGCAAACCGCCATAATTTGCAGGCGCAGCGCGTCATTTTGCGGCTGGTCGATAAGTTCTGAGAGCAGCGAACCGTAGTCTCGCCGCATCACGCGTGAACCCACCGGCGTTTGCAAAATGTCACTGACCGACTGGCGAATATGATCGAGATCTTCAATCGCCAATCCGCTGTCACGCGCCATGCCCAAATATTTAGGAACACTCATTGCGGGCCTCCGGTTTGACCGCCGCCAGTTTGAACGCCACTGTGACGGTGAGTGTGTAAAGCGATGCCGTTGGATGTCAGGCTGCCGCCGCTGTGGCTGATGTTGCCGGTCATGCTGCCGCCTTGTTTCACTTCCAATGAGCCAGTAGTGAGTTTGTTGGTGCACACCACTTCGGGGGTATCGAGCGTGATACGCGTACTGGCATGACATTCGATCTCCGGCGCGGTGACCGAGACTTTTTCAGTGGCATTGATCACTGCGGTTTTCACACCGGTCACGGTTAATGCGCCGTTCGCCGGTTCGTATTCGAGCACCGCGCCGTCAGGGAAGCTCAGGTGCACCGCGTCTGCCGAGGCCGAAGGCGCGGGATGAGCATCAGAAAAAATGGCCGGTAAGACGAACGCGGTATTCAGTTCACCGCCCATCGACAGCAAAAGAACCTGTTCGCCGACTGACGGCGCCCACCAACTGCGCGAACCTCCTGCGCGGCTGGTGAGCCACGGCAGCCAGGCGGTGGTGTTATCGCCGGTCGCCACCCGGCAGCGGGCGTTGTCGAGGTCGACGGCGCTGACATTACCAATGCGAACAATGTTGTGGAGCAGCCGCATCATGTCGTTGAGTTGTGCGTATGTATTCATGGAATAAAGGATGCCGTTTTAGGAGGGAAGTCGACAATCGAACACCGTCCGGCGGGCCGTGGCACAACGAACGGTGGCCGATATCTGGTTATTCGCGCCACTGACTGATCAGTTCACCATTGAGGTAAACCTGATGCGGACGAACGTCGTTGTCCGGTAACGCCGGTTCCGGCAGATGCGTGATGGATCGCGTCCCCTCGACGTCCTGCACCTGAACCCGTTCAGTGAGTTGCAGCGTAATGGTCAGGCTGTCGGTCAGTGACGTGAAGACGAAATCGGTCAACCGGCGGGTGCTGCTGCTCATCATGTCGGGCTGATTTACGCTTAACCACTCGAGCACCGTCACCACCATGTGGTCGGCCAGGGCGTCGTTTAACTCGGCGGTTTTCACCGCCAGCGTCAGCGGATAGCGGTATTCGAACGAGAGCGACGATGCGAGTGTCGCCACCACACTTCCCGGACCCAGCGTAAGAGTAAGATTTTCGGGGTGCGCCTGAAGCTCAGGGATCTGCTCAATCAGCCGCTGTTGCAGTTGGTTGGGTTTTAACACGGTGTTCCTCCTGACAAAGTTTGATGGCATCAATCTGTAAACCGCATGACAGCAGCGCGGCTTCCAGTTGACGAACGTCGGCGCTGAGATCGCCGTTATTTTGGGGGTGGCTGGCTGGTATCGGGCAGGCGCTGACGAGCGGACAGCCCACGTAAATAATCTGTGGCGGAAGCGAAGGCGGGGCGCTGGTGCAGCTGGCTAACAGCAGCGGGCAGAGCGCCTTCAGCCCATTTTTTAACGCTGGGATCCTCATTGCGGCTCCTCTGAAATTGTTGTTCACGTTGTGCGGTGAGGCTGTTGGCCAGACTCAGCGAATCCCGCAGCGCCAGCTCGGCCTGTTCTCGTTGCTGCATCTGTTGGTTAAGCGCGGTGATAAGGCTGTCGCGCTGGCTAAGTTGTAGGATCAGCGCATCTCGGCTGTGGCTCAGGGCGTCCTTTTCCTGACGCAAGCCGTGGCTGTAAACCGTCATCGCTAATAACGATATGGCTAAGACGAAGGTCAGGATCAGCAAGGCGCGCATGGTCAGACTCCGCTCAAACATAACGTGCGTTCTGCGGTGCGGCGGCGTTCAAGCCCGGCGCTGCGTACGCCATTAACAAATACCCAACGCGGCAGTTGGTCGCAGGCGTTTCGCCATTGCTGCTTTTTGATGAAAAAGGCCAAAGTGGAGTTGCATGAAGCGCGCACACCGACGTTGAACGTGAAGGCCACGACGGCGTCATACACCGGCTGCGGCATCTCGACCGGCATGCAGACGCGCAGCCCTTTTTCGACGGTTTTGATATCCGCCAGTAAATTCTCCGCCGCCTGTTGTTCGGTGATCGCCCCTTTAGGCGTAACCCCTGCCGTGTGACCGATACCGGTTGTCCAGACCCCTGCGCTGCACTGATAGGGAGCCAACTGGCAGCCCTCGAAATCAGCAATGAGCCGCAAGCCCGCTTCGGAGGTGGATAATGACAGGTAGCCCGGCAGCAGAAACATCAGACCGAGCACCACGGCAGCACTACACTTTTTAAGAATTGAGGCGTTCATAAGTCTCCTTACTCAGCCCACTGCGGGCCAGCAGCAGATAGCTTTTGCGCCGGTAATACCAGTTCACCAGAAAGGTGCCAACACCGACGCCGGCACCGACCAGAAAAGCGATATCTTGCAGCGAGAGCCCACCGAGCCAGGCCATGAACGTGGCGATGAGGTAGGCGAAGGTTGAGGCCACGCGTTCTGTGCTCAGTCCCATAATCGGAGGGACTCTTTAACGGAAGCCTCAGCGATATCGGGCATTTCAACCGCGGTACCGTGCGGCAAAACGGGGCCTAACCCGGCAATGCCGTTATTGGCCTGGTAGACTTTCTCCACCACTGACGCGGTGCGGCCGTAAAAGCGCCAGCACATCGAATCAACGGTATCCCCTTGTTGTGCATATAGTTTCATGATGACGTTCCGGTTTTTCTTGGATGAGCTGGGAGGTGTTATCAGTGTGCGAAAAGCGAGGAAGCGCGGCAATGAAGTCCCGTTGTGAACCTGATGGCACAACAAGAAGAAGGGGGCAGTGAAAGTGAAGGAAGCGGGCAAGCAAAGAAGATAAAACGAAGAGGGCAAAGCGAAGAAGAGAAGGCAGGCGCGCTTAGCCCGCTTTCGGCGAACCGAAAAAAGTGGCTTAAGCGCCTGAAGACCCGCGTTAAGGATGTTTCATAGGGATATTGTCGGGGGGAGTATCGCATAACGCGGGCTCATCATGATGCTCGGGCAATGCCTGAGCCGCCAGTTCGGAAATCAGCGCCATAACGATGAGAAATTCTTGTGAATTACACTGCGCAGTCTGTGAAATATCTGCGATGACTTGAATACGTGAAAGTATTAATTGCTGTTTACTTAGGTTTTCCACCGTGCGGCCCTTCATTCACTGTGTTTATATGGGTCTTCCCCTGTTGTGGTGGGAACGCCACATAGAATGTTTCTGTTCAGCAACTTAAAATCCCCGCAGCCATTCCCAGAATATCCTAAGTATCCCGCTTCTCAGCCAGTGCTCATCACCTC